GGCACTAGAAATGGATTCCTCTCCAGGGTTTGGATGGAAAAAGAAAAGACCCCTAGGAGCAGTTGGAAAAGATTTCCTGTTCGACAAGATGATCAACCCAGGACCAGAAGAAGACGGGCACAGACCGGAATGGCCAGTAGGAAAAGCACTTTATGATATGAAGCCAGAATTGGCTGAAGCAGTGTGGAGTGCAGTGAAACTGGTGAAGGAAGGAAAGAGACCGGCATGGGTATGGGAAGATTGCTTGAAGGATGAGCGCAGACCGCTAGAAAAGATCAAGAAAGTAAACACCCGGATATTCACGATGGGACAAGTTGACATGACGATCGTTAGCCGGATACTGACATTGCACTTTACCGCCGCTTTCTACAAGAATTGCGGAATGGCATATAGTGCAGTTGGCATTGATACTCACGCTTCCCTTTGGGGTGGTTTGTTGAGAGAGATGAAACAAGTATCTGACTTCGGTGGAGATGGAGACTATGGAGCCTACGATGGAACGCTGGACCCGGATTGCATTGGAGAAACAATGGACTTGATTGGAAAATGGCAACGGAAACTGACGGTGCAGAGAACCGCTGAGTTCGGACAGAAGGTAGTTGAAGAAGTGGAATTCAACTTGGAAGAACTCAGACGGGCTATGGCAATCTTAGCCTCGGAATTCACACATACCACCAAAATAGTCATGGACTGCCTGCATCGAAAGTCGCAAGGTAATCCATCCGGAAACTGTTTGACAGTTGTCTTGAATACTATTGTCGGCGCGTTCTACCTGAGAATTGCGTTCGCCAGTATGTCAGCCGCAAGGACTGAATTCCGATCAATGAAGGAATACGACAAGCTCGTGAAGGACTGGATCTATGGAGACGATAACGTTTATTCGATATCGCCGAAGATATGTGAGTGGTTCAACCCGGCTGCATTGACGAAGTTCTTTGCCTATTATGGCATTGAGTACACCTCGGCGGATAAGACGACCGAGCAGTCATTGAAGGCGGTTAAGGACCTCAGATTTCTGAAGCGCTCCTGGAGGCCAGATTGGGAATTCCCGGATGCAATCTGGGATCCCATTGATCCTAATACAATCTACGAGCTAACGAATTGGCTTAGAATTTGCCCTGACGAAGAAAAACAACTGTCAGAACAAATAGGCACTGCGCTTCGGGAGGCCGTTGCGCATGGACGTGGGTTTTACAGAAAGTTTCTCAGAGAAGTGAATCAGGCGCTCGTCAGAGTGGGAATGGAACAGTTCCCTTTTGAATTCGAGGTCATGCGAAGGCACTGGTTGGCCGCAATCCTAGAGTGGAATGTGGTCGACAAGCGAGAATGGCTTTTTGGTTTCAGCGAAATATCCGAGCATGAAGGTGCCCATTTCAACGACTGTGACGCTGCTCAAGATAAGCAAAACTTCTTGAGTACCCTGAGTGAGGAGACTCACAAGATGGACGGACGCTAATCCCCCGGCACACGGTTGAGATGGAAGCCTCAAGGCTCTTTTCTTTACAATATAATATAAAATAAAATACATAAAAA